ATTCTTTTATAGAATAAGGAGAATGCCGAATGGCTGAAGAAGGCCTCGGATTCTCCTATTACAAAGACCGCATCTTGGTTGGCCTAGGTGGATTTCTCATTGCCTGGATGATTTATTTAACCAATGGCTATCTATCATTGCCGACACCCTTTACATATGACCAGATTACCAAGATCGTACAAGATCATTCACCGTATACAAGGGATAAGGCGCTCATCGATAACAAGTTTGAGAGGTTAAATGCAGAGAGTGCGAAACTCGATATCATCCAGGTCCGGCTTGTAGATGAAATTATTGCCCTGCGGTTACAGGTTGAAAGGTTGATTGCCACACTGGCAGAGCAACAGAGATATATGCAGCGTCAACTCAGGGGGAAAGAAGACAAGCAACCTGATTCAGAATCTGAACCATAATGGATGAGACCGCTTCAACATATAGAGGGATCGCCTAATGGTAGCACCGGAAGAAAAAGATGCACCGAGGTTAGGGGGCGATCGTGGCCCGGCATCAATTGTACCCCCAGCCAATAATATTCCCTATATCATTGCCGTGGTGGCGATGATCTCAGTTGCCTTTGTTTGTATCGTCGTCATCTCCGTCATGCTTCCGGAGCGTGACAACATGCCTCTGTTTACTATTATTATAGGCTTTTTGGCACCTACGACACTGTCCCTTTTAGCCTTCATGAAGGCTCAGGAAACCCACCTGAGTGTCAATAGTCGGCTTGACGGATTTATGCGCAATGCCGAATCGGCTGCACTCGCACAAGGGCGTGTTGAAGGGCTCACGGCCGGTGCCAATCAGGCAAATCTAAGGACAGATACGCTTAGGACAGATGCGGCCAGTGAGCTGCGGCAGGCTGAGGAAAGAGAAAATAGATAATCTAGGACTCTGTTCTTTTTTCGGCAGAAACAGAATTTAGTTGAGCGAAAGTATCCAACATGCCTGTAGACACACAACACCCTGATTACTCCCGCAAGATTGCCCGGTGGGACAAGAACCGTGATGCTTACGAGGGAGAGGATGCCGTCAAGGCCCGATCTCGAAATTATCTGTCTGCCCCAGGGGGATTCGATCAGGATGACTATGATCGGTACATCATGCGTGCCAAGTGGTACGGGGCAACAGCAAGGACAGTGCAGGGCTTGACTGGCGCCATTTTTCAGAAAGAGCCAGACATCGAGGCGTCGCCTGCGGTGGAGAAACATCTTCATAACATCACGCTCACGGGCATATCAGCTGAGCTTCTAGCATCGACTGTGGTCTCTGATGTGCAACTCATTGGCAGGTATGGAATCTTACTGGACTATGATAATAATCCAATCTTAAGACGCCCATATTGGTCTGGGATCCCGGCTGAATGCATTGTCAACTGGCATGAGACCTACATGGGCGGTCAACCGAAGTTGTCGCTTGTGGTGCTGAAGGAACCCCGGTTCCGGATGAAGGATACATATGATATCGAGATCATCTATCGTTACCGGGTGTGCTTCATCAATGCGGATGGGCAATATGAAGTGAGCATTTACGAGACGGGTGGGACGGAACAGAACCGGGAGATGGTGCAGGTGGAAGGCTACGTCCCTACGCGCCGCAATCGCCCACTCGATTTCATCCCGTTTCAGTTCTTTGGCGCTGCTGACCTGATGCCGGGAACAGGGAAGGCGCCAATGGATGACATGGTGGATATCAACTACGCGTATCTCCGTCACTCTGCCGACTATGAGCAAGCACTTTTTCTGACTGGCATGCCAAAATATGTAGTGACTGGCCATGATTTGCCTCCAGGTGATCGACTACCCGTGGGCTCACTCTCGGCATGGGTGTTCCCCAGCATTGACGCCAAAGCATACCTGCTTGAATACCAGGGCAGCGGCCTCGAATCGCATGAACGCGCCATGACTAACGATAAGGTCGAGATGGCTACTCTGGGCGCACGGCTACTTGAGGAGCAACCGGTCACTGCCGAGACATTAGGAGCAGTGCAGATTCGCCATAGTGGAGAGACAGGTTCGCTACGCACAGTGGCCAATTTGGTGTCCGAAGGATTGAGCAAGGTACTCAGGTGGCATCACTGGTGGAACGGCGACACTGAGAATATAGAAGATGAGCAATATTTCTTTACCCTTAACACCGATTTTAGCACGACACGTCTATCCCCACAGGAAATACAAGCGCTGATGCTGTTGTGTCAGGACGGCAGGATTAGTAGACAAACGCTGTTCTGGAATCTGAAGCAGGGCGAACTGATCCCGGCTGAGAACGAGTTTGAGGATGAGGAAGCCATGATCGATGCGCAGGCTCCGGCACGCCTCCCATTTGGCGAGGACCTAGAGCAGGAAGATGATGAGGATGAGCTCGATGAGGATGCAGCATAGGCACCATGGACTCTAACCTCATCCGAATAATTCTTATCACCATGGCCATCATCTTCATCATCGCTTGGTCTCTCATCGGCAGGAGGTTTAATCTAGGGCTTGCCGTTGTGATACTGGGTGGCCTACTTGGCCTGGGTGCGATATTAGCCGTAGTAGTAAGTTATTAGGAGCGAGGCGGTGGTAGAACTAAAACCATGCCCATTTTGTGGTGGCGAGGCGAAGTTAGAGGAGCGACCGAGAACATCTAGGCGCTGGATCTTTTGCCTGAAGTGTTTTGTAGGTACTGAATTTTGTGCATCGTCCGAGAGGGCCATTAAGATATGGAATCGTCGAGTGGGTGGGTACGAGCCTATACGGAATGATAACATCGATGAAAGGCCATGTCCATTTTGTCGTCACGAGATGGCACTGAAGCCTACAGGAATTTTAGGGGAAGGTAGATGGGGTGGTTACTGTGAGCAGTGCCGCACAGAGATACTTGTTCGCAGGGATCACTAACCATGCCTGACAATCTCGTCCAGAGACTCAGCGACCAGCTGACCATCCGTGACATTGAACTTCTACGCCTTGCTGCACATGATGAACATCTCATGGAGTTAGAGGTTGCTGCGCTCAGCGAAGAACTGATACGGCGTCTCATCCGCAGTGATCCCGCAGCGACAGGACCGGTAGCCGGGCAGGACCGTCTCGACGAGGTGATTGCGGCGAGTGCGGTAGTCATCCGTGATGTGTACCGGGCACTCTACGCCCAACTTCGTGCACAGCTTACCCAGGTGATGCTGGATGAGCAGTCTGCCATGAGGCAAGCAGTAGCCAAATCCCTGGGCGTATCTAATCGCACTGCCGAGGTGCTTGTCGGATCTAATGTCGAACGTTCGACAATTCGGGATATCATTGATAATAGGGTGATTACAGCCAATGCTAATGATGCCGAGCGGTTACGTGGGTTCTTTGAGCGAGAGGCGGCGAGTCACCACCGGAGGTACGCCGGTGCACTTCGGCAGGCATTCGCACAGGACGAATCACTCACGCAGATGCAAGCACGACTCAGGCAGGTGACTGACATCGTTGCGCGTGAAGCATCAGCGGTGGTCAGAACGGGTTACAACCATGCGGTGTCGCAGTTGCGGGTTGAGATGATGCAGCGCAACTCTGTACTCTTCAGGGGAGCGATCTGGATATCTCGCCTCGATTCACGCACGACCGTTTTATGCGCTTCACGGTCGAATGGCGCCTGGGACTTAAATACAGGCCGTCCGTTGCCTGAGTCGCCTGTGCAGACTCGCTTCCCCGGCAGCCCGCCAGCTCATTTCGCGTGCAGATCACAGCTCCACCCACTTACTCGTAGTGCAACTGACATCGGTATGCGTGGTAGCGACGAAGTGAGGAATGCCGTTAACTCCCTTACCTCTGAGCAGCGGCAGTTGTTGAGTGTTGATCCACCAGCTGACGAGACCTATAGCCAGTGGCTACGGCGACAGTCGGTTGAGGTGCAGAGCCGAGTTCTGGGCTCTGCACGCCGCAAACTATGGCTGGAGGGGAAGATCGAGCTGACTGCCCTGGTCAACCAGAAGGGTAGGCCGTTGACGCTGAAGCAGCTACAAAGGAGGGTGGCGTCGTGACTAGGGACAATCACCCAGGCTTCTAACCAGGTCATGCTCCGTGTCAGCAATCATAATATCTGTCATTTCAACGCTCATGGGTGGACTACAGTTCGGCTGAAACTCAGCCGTTCCGGTCAGCGAAAAGTTTGCTTTGCCATTTTGTACGGGGAAGTCGCCCTCAGCTAATACGTCCTCCTTATTACCAGCCTGGGGATGATTACCACCAGGGTTGATGCACGATGCCGATGCTGTGAGTTCGATATGGACCTGTGTCTCGTTACCTAGCCCTGCCTCTTTACCAGAGACGGTCACGGTATTCCCATCACACTCCACACTCATGGCCCCCACAAAATGAGGGCTGCCAGCCAATGCAATGGCGGTAGAAAAGACACTAGCGATGATGAGTGTTAACCACATAACCTTGTACATAAACAAACTCCCTCATAACATTGATGGATCGGTTTTATATGCGCTCTATATGTTAAGGTGAGAAGGCGAAAATGTCTAGATTAATAAGGGGTTAAGGGTGAGCGATAGCGAAGAGAGACTGATCCAGAGAATTCGTGACCGCGCTGATGAGGGACTCCTCATAAATGGGATCACGATGGAGTGTACAGATTTATCGCTATACGAGTGGCTCTTGAACGCATGCGAGGAATGCTTAGACCTCGCGCTCTATCTTGAACGAGTCGATGCCATTAATGCGCATGATGATGTGCTACAGCTTTTTATTGAGACATACCGAAATATCCTCATCGATGCAGCCATGCAACTAGAGTTCTTTGTTACTAAGTATACGCCCATAACCGACGATGCAGACATGAATAAATAGATATGCTATACTCTGTGTCAAATTTAGTATGTGCTTATAGGCTCTAGAGGGCTAATATGATCCCAATAAAACATACTGCACTATACAATATGTGCCTTTCACTTTATAAAGAGTATAAATCCATCGATAAGCATATGTATAATGCAGAACTTGATGACTTATTACACGCGACCATCAATTACCTCAAGCTAGATGTGTATTGGGTAGAGAATGAGATAGTCGTGACCTTTATACTCGATCCGAAAGATGTAGATAATGGCTGAAATAAATCTTGACGACCTCCCCGAGCAGTTCCGTAACTTATTTGTCGAGCGTGATGGCCGTTACACCATCGACGACGGCAGGCTGGGCGATTTTCAGAAAAATGCCGATGACGTCCGTCGTGCACTATCAGCCCGCGATAACGAAAAGCGCAATGTCGAAGAACTCCGGAAGCAATTGCAGGCACTGCAAGATCAGATGGGGGGTATCGATCCCTCGCAGCTCTCACAAGCCTTAGAAGCACAAAAGCGGATCGAGGAACTAGAGCACCAGCAGCTCATTTCGGAGAAGAAATTTGAGGAAGCCGCAGAGAAAAAATACACGCGGCAGATTGCGGAGATGCAGCGGCAGATTGAATCGCTAAATAGTGCAGTAAAAGAGCGCGAAACCCAATATACAACTGCAATGAGTGATCTAGAAGACGCACGCATCACTACACAGCTCACAGCTGCGCTAACTGAGGCTGGAGTCAATCCCAAGATGGTGCCTTACATTATTGCTACAGAACGCAAGAATTGGGAATTAGACCCTGAGACGCGACAGCCTATCCCTATTGAATACGTTGATAATGGCAGAAGCAAGGTTACTGCTATGGGACCAGATGGTAAACCCTTGACTTTTAAGACTCACGCGACTACATTTTTACAGAATAATCCTGACTTTGCCCTCCCGAGTAATGGTTCGAATGCTGTGCATCAGAACAATAGGCAGAATGGCAGTGTAATCGCAGTGAGGCGTGATGAGATCCGGCAAGATCCTCGGCGCTATCAAGCTGCCAAGGAAGAAGCAGAGTCGAGAGGACTGCCCCTGCAATTTGTAGATTAGTTCTTAGCTTGCCCTGGTTGTACCGGGCGATGCCTTGAAAATAGAATAGTTAGCCATTGCTGTGCTCTGGCTACGTTGGTGCTTATCTCGTTGTACGAGACCAAGCAGGTAATCACTTACGTAATCCAGAGGTACCGTAATGGTAAATGTACTCGGTAATTATGATGCCCTATTTTATGCCCAAGAG